GACCTCGACGAGCCGACGCTGAATATCGACGGGGTCAACTACCACGTCGACGAGCGGCGGGGCGCGGGGCTCGGTGCGATCGTGCTGGTCCTGCGCCGCGTGGTCTGATAGACCGAGTCAGCGACTCGTACGCCAACAGGTAGAGCGGCCGTCCGGAACTGCAGATAACCGGCGGTGGCATGGTGGTTCGAGACCACCCGGTCGCACCCAGCCAGCGCCTACTTGACGCGCCAGCGCCGCCGTGATCCTCCGGTGCGGGTGGCTCACCAGCGCAAGGTCATCCGGCACGCGATCGTCGCGCTGCTGACCAACGCGACGGTCGCCGGCGCCCGCGTGCAGGGCACGAAGGTCAAGACATACAGGCCTGTGGAGCTGCCGGCGATCGCGGTCTACACGCTGCACGAGCCGGTCCAGGACGTCGACACGGACACGGCTCCGCCCGAGAGCACGAGGGTAACCGAGGTCCAGGTCATCGCATGGGTGAAGCTGGACGCCGACGCGGCCGACCCGATGGATCCGGTCGACGACATCTGCGAGCAGATCGAGACCGCGATGGACGCGAACCGGTTCCTCGGCGGCGAGGCGGCCGATGTCACGCTGACCGACACCGAGATCGACATCCTCAAAGAGGACGGCGCCGACCCGCTCGTCGGACGCGCCACGCTGACCTACGCGGTCACCTACCGGACGCAGCCGGCGGATAGCGTCCTCGACGACTTCCTTCGAGCGAAAGCCACGCACCAACTCGCCGACGGCTTGCCCGGCGACACCATCCCCGCGGCCGACGGGCCGTTCACCGTGCAGGAGACACCATGAAGGCGAAGCTCGTGAACACCGAGGTCGCGACCGGGCTGATCGATCCGGTCACCAAGCGCCGGCCGTTCCTCGATCCCGACGGCAATCCGATCCTCGACACCGTCGAGCTGCAGGACACCAACTTTTGGCGGCGGCGCGCGCTCGACGGCGACATCCGCATCGAGCAGGCCGAGCCGACCGGCAACGAGCCCATCGCGCCGCTCACCACGCGCGCAGCCGGGCGGAGGTAGGCCATGCCGATCAGCTTCGACAACATCCCGACCACGCTGCGGATCCCATTTGTCGCAGCCGAGTTCAACTCGAGCATCGCGCAGCAGGGCCCGTCGCTGATCGCGTACAAGGCGCTCCACATCGGGCAGAAGCTGTCCACTGGAACGTGGGTGGCTGACACGGTCAACCGCGCGACCAGCGTCGAGCAGGCGATCATCGGCGGCGGCCGCGGCTCGATCATCCACCGTCAGGCGATCGCCTGGTTCGCGGTCAACAAGTCGACGGAGGCCTGGTTCGGCGTCGTCGCCGACAACGGCGCCGGCGTCGCGGCTACCGGGACCATCGTGTTCACCGCGGCCGCGACAGGCGCGGGCACGATCGCGTTCTACCTCGGCGGCGAGCGCGTGACTGTCGCTGTCGCGAGCGGTGCCGCCACTACCACGATGGCGACCGACACCGCCGCGGCGATCAACGCGAATCTCGATCTGCCGGTCACCGCGAGCGTCTCGAGCTCGACCGTCACGCTCACCTTCAGGCACAAGGGCCTGGTCGGGAACACCTACGACGTCCGCCACAGCTACCGCGACGGCGAGGTTCTCCCCGCGGGCGTGGCCATGACGATCACGGCGGTCGGCAGCGTGGTCGCAGGAACGACGAACCCGACGCTCACCAACCTGATCGCGGCCATGGCCGACCTGTGGTTCATGATCTGGTCGCACCCGTACACCGACGCGACCAGCCTCAGCGCGATCGAGGCCGAGCTCCTGAGCCGCTTCGGTCCGCTGCGATCGATCGACGGCATCGCGATCACCTCGGCGTCGGGTTCCTTCGGAACGCTGTCGACGCTCGGCGGCACCCGCAACAGCCAACAGTCGGTGATCATGGCGCAGCCCGGCGCGGCGCCGCTGGTGCCGCCGATGGAGTTCGCCGCGGGCGTTGCCGGCCTCATCGCGTTCTACGGTGCGGCTGACCCGGCGCGGCCGTTCCAGTCGCTCGCGCTTCCGCAGGACAGGTTCGTGCCGCCGATCGAGACCGACCAGTTCTCCGACGACGAGCGCAACCTGCTGCTCTACGCGGGCATCGCCACCACGAAGCGCGTGGTCGGCGGCGTGGTCCAGCTCGAGCGCATCATCACGACGTACCGCACCGCCCCGAGCGGCGCGACCGATACGTCGTACCTCGACGCGACCACACTGCTCACGCTGCTCTTCGCGCGCTACGACTGGCGCAACCGCATCAAGGGCCGCTACCCGCGGCACAAGCTCGCGAGCGACAGCGCCACGCTGCCGGCGGGACAGGCCATCATGACGCCGCAGCTCGGCAAGGGCGAGGCGTTGCTCTGGTTCAGAGACCTCGAGAAGCTCGGACTCTTCGAGGGCGCGTCGTTCGAACAGTTCAAGCGCGACCTCGTCGTAGAGCGGAACGTCTCCGATCCCAACCGACTGGACTTTTTGCTTAGCCCCGATCTCGTGAACCAGCTGATCGGCTGTGCTGCGCAAATCCGGTTCCGCCTGTAGGAGGCAATCGTCATGGCAAACCAGAGAGTCGCCGGCCTCATCCAGCTGCAGACCAACGGCGAGGTCCTGCGCGCCAAGGGCGCGTTCACGTACAACCTCGGCAAGCCGAAGCGCGAGGCCGTCATCGGGTCCGACGGCGTGCACGGCTTCAAGGAGATGCCTCAGGTCGCGTTCATCGAGGGCGCCATCACCGACGCTGGCGAGATCGATCTCGCTACGCTGGCCACGCTTCGCGACGCGACCGTCAACCTGAAGCTCGGCAACGGCAAGATGGTCGTGCTGAACGCCGCGTGGTACGCGGGCGAGGGCACGGGCAACACCGAGGAGGGCGAGGTCGGCGTGCGGTGGGAAGGCACGAGCGCCGAGGAGGTCCCGGTCTGATGTCGGCGCCAGGCACCAAGCCCGCGAACGAGCCCGTGGTCATCAGGCTGCGCAGTCCGATCGTGTTCGGCAGCAAGCGCATCGAGGAGATCACGGTGCGGCCCGTGAAGGCGAAGCACCTCAGGTCGTACAACTCGTCGGACGACGCGATGAAGAACACGCTCGTCATGGCCAGCAAGCTGACCGGTCTCCTCTCCGAGGAGATCGACGAGCTCGAGGGCGACGACCTTCGCGAGGTGCTCGCCGCGGTGAACGCCTTTTTTTTGGCTATCCAGGGAACTGGCCAGAGCTCCTCGGGATCCTGACCGAGAGGTTTCGCTTCCAGCCCTCCGAGCTCTGGGAGATGGAGGCATACGACCTGCGGTTCTGGCTTGAGCGGTCCGAGGAACTGAACGAGCGGAACAAGCGCAATGGCTGACAAAGCCCCAACTCTCTCGATCGTCCTGCGCACCGTCGACAACGCGACGGCGGGGATCCAGGCGTTCAACAAGAAGCTCGAGACGATCACGACGCCGTTCAAGAACCTGACGAAGGCCACCGACGAGTTCAAGGATCACCTCGGCACGATCCTCAGCGCGACCGGGATCCCCGCGGTGGCGAGCGCGTTCCGCGGCGTCGGCAGTGCCGTCAAAGACCTGTTCGGCAAGCTCCTCATTGTTGGTGGCGTCGCGACAGCGGCCGTGGTCGGTGTGAAGTCTCTCGTCGACAAATTCGATGAGCTCGGCGACAAGGCCGAGCGCCTCGGGGTCCACGTCGACTTCCTCGCTCAGATGCGGTTTGCCGCCGAGCGGTCTGGCGCAAGCGTCGAAGCGCTCGACTCTGGCATGCAGACGTTCGCCACGAACCTTGGCCTCGCGCGCGCGGGCATGGGCAAGATGGTCAAGGCGCTACAGACCGTAGCGCCGGATCTTCTAGTCCAGCTGAAGCGCACGAAGAGCGTCGAGGAGGCGACGCTCCTCATGGCCGATGCGATGAGCGCGCTGACGGATCCAACAAAGAAGGCCGCGCTTGCGGCGAGGACCGGGTTCGGCCCCGAGCTCGTCCCGCTTCTGTCGCGCGGATCCAAGGGCGTTGCCGAACTGATGGGCCAGTTCAGCGAGGGCGCCGGATCGCTGCAGGCCGCAGCAGACGCAGCCGGCGAGGCCGACGACTCGATCAAGAAGCTGGGAGCGTCAACGACTGGCGTCCAGGCGGCGCTGATTACTGGGCTCGCACCCGCCCTCAAGATCGTTGTCGAACAGCTCTCTGCCTGGTTCGTCGAGCACCGCGCCGACATCGAGCAGTGGGCCACGGACATCGGCAAGAAGCTGCCGGGCGCCATCGACTCCGTCGTGACGGCCATCAAGAGCGCGGTCGAATGGGTCGCGAAGTTGGTCGACGG